CTTATGGAGTGGGTTCGTTTACACGCTGAATCAGTGACAGGTCGTATGGGTTATGCTGCGGGTTACAAAAAAGACATTGACCTTGAAATGTTGGACCCTACAGGAGTTGTTGTTGAGAAATGGATTCTTTATGGAACTTTCTTGACTGATGTAAACTTCGGAACGTTATCTTATAGTCAAGATGCGTTAGCGGATATCACAGCTTCTTTAAGAATGGACAGATGTGTGTTAGTATACTAATACTATTTACATAAAATTACACTCACTTATATTTAACCGTAAAGCTAATAAACTTTACGGTTATTTTTTTATATGGAAAATCAAACAAGAGACCACGGTCAAGACAATTTTACACTACCACACGATGTGGTACAATTACCATCACAAGGTATTTTTTATAAAAACAAAAAGAAATCAATTAAAGTTGGTTATCTTACCGCATCAGATGAAAACATTTTGATGGGTGGGGCAGCTGATTTAACGATGACTTTATTAAGAGCAAAAATTTACGAACCTGATGTTAAAGTTGAAGATTTAATTGAAGGTGATGTTGAAGCGATTCTAATTTTTTTAAGAAATACTGGATTTGGTCCTGAAATGGTGTTAAATGTTACAGACCCTGTAACTAAAAAACCATTTAAAAGTACAATATTGTTAGACCAATTAAATATTATTAATGGTCAACAACCAAATGAAGATGGTTCATTCACTATTTTATTACCAAAGTCACAATCGACAATTAAATTAAAACCATTAAGTTATGGTGAGATTATGGATATTAGTAAAATGGCTGAAACATATCCACAAGGAAGAGTTGTTCCAAGAATTACTTGGAGAATGCAAAAAGAAATTATTGAAGTTGACGGGTCAACTGACAAAGCTATGATTGCAAAATTTGTTGAGTCAATGCCAATCTCTGACTCAAAATTCGTAAGAAACTTTATGAATGAAAATGAACCAAGATTGGATATGACCAAAACAATTGCAGCCCCGTCAGGAGAAAAACTAACAGTGAATGTTGGGTTTGGGGCTGACTTTTTTCGCCCTTTCTTCTGATTATAGGAAAGTACAGATAGATGAATTTTACTATCTGACAACATTAATGAAAATCTCTTATCAAGATTTTGAAAGAATGCCGTTGTTTGTAAGAAAATATTTATTGGATAAATGGATTGAAGATAACAAGAAGGACTAAAAAATTAGTCCTTCTTCTATTTATATAGAAACTAACTAATTGTAATGGCAGATAATCTTAATGATTCGTTCGACGAACTTAAAAAAACTTTTGAAAGTTTAGGTTCTCCTATAGATAAAATGTTACAGTCAATTGAGGACATGGCTAATGCTGGTGATGCTCTTAATAACTCATTTATTGCAGGTAGAACAAGACTTGATGAAATGAATGACGCTGCCGCTAGGTCAGCTGCAGGTATTATTCGTTTAGGTGGAGATATTGGAGATGTTTCCAAAACCATATCAGGAATTGCGGAAGGGTCAAGAAGACAATTTCTTGCAACTGAAGACCAAGTCAGTAAACTTTACGCGGCCACCGAAATTTTGGGAGGAACTAGTGCTGATTTAGTCGAAACATTTGGTAATGTTGGTATTGAAGTATCTCAAATTGGTACAAACTTAGAAAGTTCTATTGAATATATTCAAAGTGTTGGATTAAACGCCAAGGAAGTTATGGGAGATGTGACTGGTAGCATGTCACAAATGAACCGATTCCAATTTGAGGGAGGTGTTCAAGGTTTGGCCAAGATGGCAGCACAAGCGTCAATGTTAAGATTTGACATGCAACAAACCTTTACTTTGGCTGATAGAGTTTTAGACCCCGAAGGAGCTATAGACACCGCTGCGGCTTTCCAAAGATTGGGTGTTTCAATTGGTGGTTTGGCTGACCCAATGGCATTAATGAATCAATCGATTAATGACCCATCTGGTTTACAAGACAGTTTATCAAAAGTTGCAAAACAATATACCGAGTTTGATGAAAAAACAAAAACGTTTAAAATAAATCCTCAAGGTGTTTTAACTCTTAGAGAGTTGGAAAAACAAACAGGTGTTAGTGCTGCCGAAATGAGTAAAATGGGTCTTGCGGCTGCTGACTTAGATAGAAGACTTTCCGCTATTAGTCCCTCTCTTGATTTTGAAGATGAGGAAGATAAGAAACTTATTGCCAATATGGCCACAATGGATAAAGGTGGTGAATATATTGTACAACTTAAAAACGATAAGACTGGTGAAGTTGATAAAATCAAACTAAGTGAAATAACAAATGAACAACTTATTGCGTTAAGAGAACAACAAGAAAACGCACCAAAAACTTTAGAAGACATTCAAAAAAGCCAATTAAATGTTTTGGAAAATATTCAAAGAGCTGTTGAGGGTAATGTTGCAAAAGGTACATTTGGTATTGCTGGTTCTTCGGTTGTTAGAGGTAATTTAACAGGTGCAGAAAGAATTAGTAGAGCGGTTGCAGGTTCTGTTGATAAGGCAGTACCTGAAAGTGCTGCGATAACTGAAAAAGTTAATAGCTCAATTGAAAAAATGAGTGCGTTGTTTTTAGCAAAAGATTCAAATAAAATAAGTGCTGACGATTTTGCAAAAAAATTGGCGTCACTTGAGGAAACTATTTTAAAAGATGCAAATAGTTTAGGCGAAAAGGGGATGAAAGCCTTTAAAGATATTATTTCAGAATCAAGTAAAAAGGTTACAGGAAGTAGTGGTATTGAAAAAGAATTTAGAAATTTAAGTCAGGAAATTTTAAGTGCAACGGGTGGTGGTAAAGCTGTAACCGCAACAGAACACCTTAAAAAGAAAACTGAAGAAGAAAAATCGTTATCATATGCCGATATTATAGGTAGAAGAAATGAAAACCCCAAGACATCAACTACTGCTGGCACATCTACAGGTGGTGGAACATCAACAAATAAAGTTGATGTTGGAGGTACTATAACATTTAAATTTGATTTACCTGCAGGTACAACACTAAACCAACAACAATTAAACGCAGCATTTAATAGTGAAGAGTTTAGACAATATATTGCCAACGTTGCAAAACAAAATTCTTCAGAAAATAAAGGTTCTGGTGTTCCATACTATGGACGATAATAAAACATTAGTTTGAAGAAAAAAATACAAATTAACCTATTTATTAAGAAACGTATAGATGGGTAGTCCGTTAGATTATATAAGCACCGAAGGTTTTAGAAAAAAACTTATGACAAGGAATTTAGTACCTTATGCTAAATCACCTAGTCCTGCCAGTCCACCAATAACTTTTGAGGTAATACAAAGAGATTTAACACCTGTTGATAGTCCTGATTTTTTAATTGATACCCCATATATTGCCAATTCACAATTTTATCCACTTAACAAATGGGGAAATCAAGGGGGTTATTACCAAGCACCCGACCTCACAGGTAATTTAAATACAATTTCAAATCAAGGTGAATATGGACCTGGTCAACAGGATGCTCACATTGTGGACACAGGATTTGCAGCAACTCAAAAATGGAGACCATTAAATGCTTACTCAAGTAATAATAACTTTGATGCTGGTGAAGCCGTTTCTAGTTTAGAAATTGTTACACCTGACCAAGATAGAACACCAAATGGTCAACCTTACTTTACATTTGTACCTTCATCGTATAGACCTGTTTCAATCTTATTAAATCCCGACCCACAGGGTAGTGATGGTTTATTAAGTGATGACTCGTTTATTGCTCGATTGGGTGCAAAAACATTAAAGAAAGAATTCCAAGACCGTATTGGTAGAGAGTTATTAAGACAAACTCTTGGACGTGCCAACATATTAAATGTTAATAGTAGTACAAACCTTGTTAATATTTTAACAGGAAATGTTCCGTTAATTGAACCAAACTATAACATTACGGTACCGTCAAATCCATTGGGTGCGGCAGCCGACTTTGCTCTTAGATTAGGGGGAAGTACTTTACCATTTTCACCAATACCTGGTTCTTATTTTGACCAAAGTATTAACCCACCACAACCAACAACCATTCAACAATCGTTGTTAGCAAATCCTATTGCCGCTGCGGGTAATTTTATTAGTAATTTATTAGGTGCTAATAAAACAGGTACACAAATATTCTACGACAATACAGGACAAGGTCAAAAATCTATTTTATTTAAAAACCTTAACTACAATAAGTTTAAACCAAACTACGATAGAACTTTATTAGATAGATTGGGTGGTGCTATTGTTGGAACTAACACAAACAACTCTAACTTTTATGTTGGTAGCACATCTTCAGACCCATCAAGAGTATTTTCACCATCAGGGGCATTACCAAATGATGCGTTTGGTAATGAACAACAAGACCCCGTTTATGGACCATCTGAGTTGGCTCAGTTATATGAAGGTCCAAGTAAGGAGGTTAGACTTGGCGCTAACGGTCCAACATATAGTAATGGTGGTGGTATTGAAGGTGGATTCACATGGGTGTCTCCAAAGTACAAAGGTAACGCTGGTAAAAAAGTAGGACCAGGTGGTGCAATATATGACCAAGACCAAGACTTTAAACCATCATCTTATAATTCAACAGAGTCCACAGAAAGAACATTTAAAGAAGGTTCCATTCTTGATAAGACACAAAGAATTATTGATAGCCAACCACAAGGTGGTAAAAGATTACAACACGTTGGTAATGCAATGGACCAAGTCAGTAAAGTATTCAATGATGGATACAAAGAAATGACAAAGGGTTCAAGAGTATTAACTTATGTTGGGTCAATTGGACAAGAAGTTGGTACTGAGTATTGTCGTGTATTTGCCAAAGATATTCCTTATTTACAATACAATGACCTTCAAAAGACTGACGGTATTACGACTGAAGGTAGAAGATTTGCTTGGTCTGTTTTAGATAAGACATATAACCTTAACATTGCGCCAAACAAACAAGAGGGTGGACAAGATTCATCAAACATTATTGGTACGATGAATAATGCTTATGCTAAAAAATATATGTTCTCATTAGAGAACTTGGCATGGGCAACATCAAACTCACCAGGTTTTGCGGTTTCTGATTTGGCGGTATGTGAGAGAGGACCTAATGGTGGTAGAGTTATGTGGTTCCCTCCTTATAACTTAACATTTAACGAATCAGTTCAAGCAAATTGGAATCCAAATGATTTTATTGGAAGACCTGAACCAATCTATACTTACAAAAATACAAGTAGAACGGGTAGTTTGACATGGGATATTGTTGTTGACCATCCATCAATATTAAATGTTATTGTTAACAAGGTGTTGGCAAATGAAACAAACAAAACAAGAGTTGATAGTATATTGGATTCATTCTTTGCTGGATGTAGAAAGTATGACTTATATGAATTAGCCAAAAAATACTATACAATAAATCCAAACGATTTATTCCAAATTCAACAAGCGATTACTTCTAAAGAAATTACAAGAGAACAGATGCAATATGCTGTTAGTACAATAACCGTGGACGCTCAAGTTGCAGGAGAAAACGGTGCGGGTAATGGAAGTACGGGTGCTAACACTTCAAGCACACCAGCTCCTGGTAGTCCTGAGTATTTTGCAAAATATAATCAAATTGGTTTTTATTTTGGTAATGATTTTCCCAAACCAAAGACATCACCAAATTATACCGCAGAATATGAAAGATATACGAGCGCAACAAATAAGGCATTATATGCGAGTAAATCAAATGGTGCTCAGTTAACTCAGGCTTTTGATACCATGGTTACACCAAACTATGTTATTGCGCAACAAATGGCTATTGATATTGCAGAACAAATAAAAAATAGTGAAAGTGGTGGTGTAACACTTATTGTAGATTCAAGCTGTTCTGCACCACAAACTGAAGCATATAACTTATCATTATCAACCAGAAGAATTGATTCTGTAATCAAATTTTTTGCTGAAAACGCTGCGACAAAAGATTACGTAAAACAAAAAAAATTAATAGTAAAAAGTGGTAGAGGTCTTGGTGAAACAGCTCGTTCTGCACCGTTAGTTTCAAAAACAAATCAACCACCGTATGAGTTATCGTCAAACCCTTCGGTAAATTGTACAGATACAAATGGTACTGTTGTTGGAGGTGACACGATGGGTTCTTATGAAGTATTCACAACAAATGCTATGGCTTGTAGAAGAGCATATATTTCAAAGATTGAATCAAATCTAAAGGTTCCACAACCCGCACCACCTAACCCTATAAAACAAACACAAACTGTTGTGACAGGTAATGTTGTAAAAACAACAGAAAAGATAAATACAACTGAAACAGTTGTGGTACCTAGAGATAATATTAGTAAAAGAGTTTTAAGAGCGTTATTGTCTGAGTGTGATTATTTTGAAGTCATAAAACAAGAAACTCCAATGGTGTTTGATAATCTTAAAGATAAATTAAAATTCTTTGAACCAGCATTCCACTCAATGACACCTGAAGGACTTAATACAAGATTGACGTTTTTACAACAATGTATGAGACCTGGTGATACAATACCTGTGGTTAAATCTATTGGAGGTAGGGATGTGTTGGAATATAACAATGCCACAAATACTGCGTTTGGTGCACCACCAGTATTAATTTTAAGAGTTGGTGATTTTTTTAATACTAAAATTATTCCAACAAGTTTAGGTATTACTTATGAAGGATTGGATATTAACCCTGAGGGTATTGGGGTTCAACCTATGATTGCAAAAGTGACAATGGCGTTTAATTTTGTTGGTGGTAGTGGATTAAAAGAATCTGTCGACAAATTACAAAATGCGTTAACGTTTAATTACTATGCAAACACTGAAATTTATGATGATAGAGCTGACCCAACAGATTCAAGTTATAAAGTAATTGATAAAGATTTCTTACAGTTTGCGGCAATAAGCAATGTTTCGCCCCCAACTATAAATGATGCTCAACCCAATAATGGTTTAAGTAATGAATCAACTATTGGAACTATATTAACTAATACTAGTAGTTTAAGTGCTCAAACAGGTACCCTTAGTTATCAAACCTTTATGGATAAGTTTGTTGGGGAAACACAAAATTATTTCACAAATGTTGTGAATAAAAATAAAGAAACTGTAAACCAATATAATAACGCATTACGACAACAATGGATGTTAGAAAGAAATTATCAACAAGGTAAATTCTTATTGACCGAAAATAGTGAGACAATTTTATTTGGTAAACCTTATAATCTTGAAAAAAGAATTGATAATGTTTTTGAAGATTTAATATCCGATATTAAAAAGGATGATGATGAATTTATTAAATTTATTAAAGAAGATACATTTAATTTTACAAATAAAACGATTAGACAAGTTAAAGAAAATTTCACTAACTTTGTTAAAAATAAGAAAGGTACGTATCAAAATGCCGTAACGACTATTACTCAAAGTATGGTTAATACTCAACAAACTTATGTTGCTTACATTGCAAGGACAAATACCATTACATATTATGTACCATCATTTTCTGGAACAGGTACGGATGGTTCACAAGATAAAGTTGGTAATGTTAAATCATTTATCACAATACCAACAACAAGTATTGACACAAGTTCAAAAAATGCGTCAAACACATTAGAAGAATTAAGTAATGATATTGTAACAATTAAAAGTGCTATAACAGCATTTAATGCGGTTACAATGTCCGCATATACTTTTAGTTATAATACTAACACATATAGTGGTATTTTGGTATTTGCGCCTGATTATAAATTACCTGAAGGTCAAAAAGTTTTTGTTCCATTCAATAAATCAACATTTTTTGAGATTCCTTCATTTAGAAGGGAGTACATGTTACTTTCTGACGATGTTGTTGATTCAAAAAAATATGAAACCTTTAAAAATGCAATGATTGGTAATATAATTAATAATGTGGGATTACTTGGTACTGCGGAAAAAGGACCTACATTAACTGATGCGTTTGATGAGTATTGGGATAGACTGGCAAAAGGTTTATTTGAAAGTGAAAATACTATTACTAAAGAATTTATTAATAGTATTGAAAAAGAAAAATTACAAGACTTCTTGAAGTTTACACCATTCCCAACCAAGAAAAGGTTATTTACCTACACTACTGAAAATGCGGGAACAGACTCTCAAAAAACATTGATTAAAGGATTAGGTGCAACTGAAAACTATAATACAAATAATAAAACGTGGGATGATGAAATATCTGCTGACGTATACGTATCAAAAGTAAAATTTAACTAATGGCATATCAATATTACAATAGATACAGTGAATTTCTTATTAATGGGGAACAAACTGTTGTGCCGTTTGTGCAAATACCACAAAAAACAACTGACAAATCTTACATATATAAAACGGCAAGAAGTAGACTGGATGTTGTTTCTCAAGAATATTATAACTCACCATATTTTAGTTGGTTAATTTTACAAGCAAACCCACAATTTGGTGGGTTAGAAAACAACATATTTGATGGAGCGGTATTGATTATTCCATATCCACTACTACCTTCATTACAGGATTATAAAGCATCCTTAGAAAACTATTTTTATTATTATGGCAGGTAACAGACCGGGAGACAATAGTGGAAATATATTAGTAGAATTTGACTATAATAACATTATTGTTGTTGACCCAAACAAAACTATTGATGCGTTTGGAAATATTCGTGAAAGATTGGTTGACCATGAAAATATGGTTATGTTTGCTAACCTTGAAGCGGAACTTTTGCCAAGAACCAAATTAGCCGTTGGGGGTAGTCCTGAAGATAGAATTTCTATTTTATCTATTGCTAAAATTAATTTTTTAAGGCCAACTGAAGGTACTTCACTTACAACAGGGTATTATGATGAATTAACGGGTAAAGGCACAAGAAACGGTTTAGGTGATAATCAATTAAACATAGAGGATATTGAACCTATAAACGGTAATACCGCATATCAAAAAGTTACGGTTAATAATCCTGGAAATAAATCTACCGATAATGGATTATTAGGGATTACATCGATTAGAGTTACTACTAATACGTCATTTATACCAACTGTAAGTATGGAGTTGGAAGATATTCAAGGACGAGCATTATTTCAATTAGGTGATAATTCACCATACGCTGCGTTTTTTAATTTACCATATCCACCATTTTATTTAACACTTAAAGGTTATTACGGTCAGGCAATAAAATATCAGTTAAATTTAAAAACATTTAATGCCAGATTTAATTCTTTTAGTGGAAACTATTCAATTACTTTAGAATTTGTTGGATACAAATTTAATATCTTAAATGAGATTTCAATGGGTCATTTATTGGCCGCTCCTCACATGTATAGTACAAGATTTGATATTTCTAAATCTGCAACATCATCTGAAGCACCAAATAAAAATATTGAGGCTGGTACAAAACAAACAGGTGCAATATCAAAAGAATCAACAAATAGTTCAAATAATATTGTAACTCAAATTGTTAGTGAAAGGGGTTATCAAAAAGTTGTTGAAGTTTATAGTGAATATAAGGCCAAAGGATTGATTGACCCAGATTTCCCTGAATTGACATTTGCTCAGTTAATTAATAAGTTAGAAACTTTTGAAACAACAATAATAAATTCATACACTAAAGTTGATATACAACCATTAACTAATATTAGGGCATATAAAGAAACGTTAACCAATTATTATAATGGGATTTATGGTAACCAAGATTCTTGGTTTAATACATACTTAAATTCAAGACCAATTGTTTTAAATGATGGAACTTTAGTTTATGCGTTTAAAAAAGAAATATTAGAAGACCAAACTAAGAGACAAAAAGCATTGCAAGCCTTAAGTGCGGATACAATTGCGTATAATGAATTATTGGCGTCAAATCCAACGTTAGGTACAAGTGGGGTATCAAAAATTGAAAATCCAATTAATTATGATACGTATTTTATTAATGTGTCTCGTGACCAAATTAATGACACAAAAACAGTTATTGAACAATCAAATAACTATACGCCAACCGAAACAGATATAATAAAAGTCAAAGAGTATTTAGATAAAAAAATATTTGGATTAAGTAAAGAATCAATAGTGGGTGATAATACTAACCAATCTGCTAATTTTATTGTAAAACCATTACTTGTATTTAAGATTGAATCAATAACCGCTTGGGAATCCAAAAACAGCAATCCAAGATTTGAGAATTTAATATATCAAGTGGAAGCTGAAGTTAATAGAAAATTAACTCAATACGAAACAGCTTTGACCGCTGATTTTGCTAGAAAAATTGAAGATACCACAATAGGTCTTGGATTTAAACCATCAATAAGAAATATATCTGCGGTTGTTATGGCGTCCGCAGAAGCGTTTATTCGATTATTAGATGAGGTACACACAAACGCTTGGAATGTTAAATATGACCCTGTAAGACAACTTGCAATTTTAGATAATACATCATCGGCACCTGGTGTCGATACACAGGGTAATGTTAAAATTTCGGCAAGGGCTGAAAGTGAAAATCAAGGATTGTCTACAAGTAAAGAACCTGTATACCCATGGCCACAATATTTTGTTGAAACTCCCGAAGATAAAAAAGGACGTTTTCAATTAAAATATATTGCAGACCCTTCTGAAGTTAATATAACAAAAGGCTATCTATATGATAAATGGCCTGAGGTTGAATTTGTTGAAGAGTATATGAGAGGACTAACTCAAAAGTTTAATCCGCCCATAGCCCAAGTACCGACAGATAGTCAAGCAACCACAAATATTATAAACATTAATGCGATTGAATATCCTTCAAATGGTGTTGCATATCTTAATAAAGAAGAAATTAAGTTTTTTTATGAAATATGGGAAAGACAATTTTTAACTTCAAACTATTCTGGATATATTAGAGCAAATGGTAATCAATTAAATCAATTAACTGATTTGGTTCTTAGTTCTGAGACAAATAATATTATAAGTAGTTTAGGTGTTAGTTCACCATTTTTAACCTTAAAGTTAAAAAATTATAACATAACGGCTCAAAACTATGTTCAATTTTTAGAAAACATATCTAACCAAGGGACTGGTAGGTCATACCAAGAATTTATTAGAGATTTTTATGTTACGCCATATATTAAAAATTTAACAGAAAATTCGTTTAATATTCTTACAACAAATCAACTAGGTAAAGAACCACAAAATAACGCCAAATCTGAGGCACTATTACAATTAGTTAAAGCTTCTAATAATGCACCATTAATTATTGATACTTATCCGTTTACAAACCCAAATTGGGTAAGTGGTAATATGAGTCTTAGTAATCAGGCTCAAGGGGACTCAGTATATAATACAAACCAAACTTTAACGGTTTTTAAACCAAGAAATGTAATTTCAAACTTTACAAGTGTTTATGATTACACAACTAATAGACCCGTTACTAATTTTTCGTATTTAAATGTTACTAATCCAATTACAGAAATTAGTGCAACAAATTTAACAACATTCTTAGACACAAGAAAAAATCCTGATAAATTTATACCAACCGAAGGATATGTTAACCATTTTAGACCTGTAACCAACTTAACCACGGAAACAACCACAACGATGTTGAACACACCATATATGGTTAATGCAATTCAAAATGGTGTTTATAATTGGAGAAAAAAAGATAAGTATCCTTATGTGCAAGCCGCATATCTCTTTATAAATTCATTACCGTTAGCGTCTTTAAGAGAAAGATATAAGACATATGGTTTACCAAACGATTTAGATTATATTGCATCTTGTTTTAAAAAGTTTGGAGCAATTCACAAAATGCCGTACGCTTGGGTACTAAAGATGGGTTCTTTATGGTACCGATATAAAACATATAAAACAACTGGAGTTGATTTTCTTGAAACTGCTTGGAGTAACTTTGATTATAAAGTTAATTTTGACCCAGTAACAAGTTCTGACACCAAAACATATACATTTCAATTTGATGGTGTTAAGAATATAAAATTACAAAATGTCTCAATTGTCACTAACTCAAAAATACAAACTGGATTTTATCCAAAAGTTATTAATGATTTTAACGTTTTTTATAATGGATATGATTTGTATACAAAATATACTGACACAGAAATACAAACAAGTATTAATGGAGGTATGAAAGTATATAATTTTACAGATTCTAACATTTACCCAAATGGTTTTACTGGCACATCAATTCAAACATGGTCGGTAATTTTACCTGATAATTTAATTGATTTTGTTGCATCATCGGGAACTTGTTCTCCAAATCAAAATACAACAGGAGTTAATTATTTTATTGTTCCTTCATTTGGTTCTTCAATAAATCAAGTTAACGTTGAATGTTTACAAAATAACAATCAAATTGCACCAATATTAAATAACACATCTGTTTATAATGGGTCAGTTAGATTATTATGGTCTGCACCTAATTATGGTTATTTTGATAATAATCAAATAGTTAAACCACAACCAGATTCTTACGTCAATCAAATTTTAACGGGTAATACAAAACAAGCACCCTTTAAATTATTATTGGAGAATAACTATTCAAATATTGAAGAAGTATTTTCAGTTTTTGATAAAAGTATTTTAGATAAATTTGAGCAAGAGTTTTTAAATTTTTCTAAACCAGTATCTGATATAGATTTAGGACCACAAGTTATTGTTCCTGTTAATCAATCTCCTGTAGATAATAGTGCGACGTTTAAAAACTTCCAATATTTGTTTAGAAGTTTAATGTCTGTTAATGCCAAAGCGGGGTTAACAAATTCGGAGTATTTTAATACTCTTGGAGATAAACAATTGGTTACATTTTCAAATACAATTAAATCGTTCATGGAATATGATGTAGTTTTAAAATATGGTAACCCTGCAAATTATAAAAGAAGAGTGGTTGATTCATTCCTTGCTTCAAATGGAGGAAACAATCCCGTTGTCGACCCAATTCAATTTGGTACATATATTAATAATACGTTACCATCTGTTAATGGAGCAATTACTTTAGCTCAATCAAAGGCTGCATATTCTCAAGCTTGGTTAGCGTTAGAAACTGAAGTAGGATTTTCAACAATTACCAATTTAAAATATACTAACCAAGGTTCATATATTACGGATTTCTTTATTGATAATAATATTGAATTCTCCGTTAATAATGTTGTGTTATGTTCGCAACTTATTAAACAATATGCCACTCAAAAGTTAAATGTACCAACAATTAATAGTACACAATTTAAAACAAACATTAACACTTATCTAGATGGAACTGATGCTTTACAAACACTTTTCTTAAATCAAGTATTAACAAGAGTAAGAGCCGATTTACCCAATCAACAAGAATTACCTGAAAGAAAAATACAAAGTGTTATTGATGGACAACAAAGTAAAGTTGAAAATTATGAAGTGTTTAAAGCGTTAAATGATAAATGGATTTCTGGTGGTGATTTTACAAACAAAACATTATTTGAGGACTTCTTATTTTTAGATAGAGCGTCAAGAAATATTGGAGATGTTCTTCTTATTGATATATTTGATTTAAAAAATACTTTAAAATCTAGTTCTATTAATATGGAAATGAGTGTATTTACATTTCTTAGTGGAATATTAATTAAAAACAAATTTAATGTAATGCCTTTACCTGCGTATGTTAACTTTTATAACGTACAAGATGCTGATGGAACCACAATATCACAAAGTGCTGAAGGGTCTTTACAGTTTGCTGATAATATGTGGGGAACGTTTTTGGATGTTGACTATAGAAAATCAGGACCAAAAATGGTTTGTTTCTATACTGGTTTACCATCAACTTATTTAGATTTGCCAAAGGGAAATTCTCGATATAGAAATGATTCTTTTGATTTAAGACGAGCATCGGAAAATCCATTAATTGAAAATCAAGTTGGAAAAAAAGATTGGGCATTATCTAATAAGTGTGTTGGGTTTAATGTTGATATTGGAACAAGAAACCAGAATGTATTTTACTCGTTTAGTGTTTCTATGGATAGTGGTAGGGCAACTTCAGAAACAATTCAAACACAATTAAACATGGTTGACCAATATAATGGTAAAAATGTTGCAACTCAAAACGTTGGTTTATATAATTTATACAAACAAAGAAGTTATAAATGTGATATAGTTTGTTTAGGAAATGCGTTATTACAACCTACTATGTATTTTAATCTTAGACACGTTCCAATGTTTAATGGTCCTTATTTAATTACTGAAGTTAATCACACAATAACCGCTGGTGAATTCCAAACTAATTTTTCTGGTATTAGACAAGGAATTTATGATTTGCCGTCAATTGATAATTTTTTACAAAGTGTCAATCAAAATCTTTTAACTCAGATTGAAACTATAATTCAGACTAATAAAGATAATATTACTGATAAACCAATCACCAATATTAATAAAACAGCACAATTAACTCAATTAGGTGATAATGTTGCTGCGGCAGCAAATACATGTACTAATAACTTAACTACAAATTATAGTACTTGGGGTGATTTTGTTGAATCCGTTACAATAAGTCTAACACCTACACAACTTGCCGATGCTATTAAAGCTAAAACAACTAGTACTGAAATACAAACTAGTATCTACTTGTTATGTTATGTTCTAACATTTAATAAAGATAGTTTTTATGGTTATAATAACAATTTTGCGTCGGTTGCATTAAATACTTATTGGGGAGAAAGTACAAAATATTTTATACAAAAACAATCATCATGTGTTAAACTTCCAAACTCATTGGGAGCTCCTACATCACAACCAATTGCCAACTTCCAAAGTCTTGATAAATTCTTAGATTTTATGATTGCAAGATTAACACCAAATATTCGAAGAATATATTATGGTGATAATGGTAACGCTCCGTTAGGTCTTTGGAAATATTATGTATGTTATTGGAAACCACCAACCGCTGAAAATCAGAACATACCTGAATCTTATTTTGATGCGAATCAAAATGAATTTAATACGTTAAAAAGTACTTTTGATAAAGCATATAAATCGGCAGCATCAGTGGGATTAGATTTTGAATCTGCAAGAAAGGCGGCAAATAAACAAGCCGAACAAATTGCTAATGGAGTTAAAGGAGCTACCAATAATCTTAATACAACAAAACTTCCACCTCCAACATGTCTTCCACCGACAATTGTATCGTTCTCACCATTAACAGGTGTTACAAACACAATATTGAATATAACAGGAACTCATTTAGAAAGTATTACTGCGGTGACGATAAATAACGTGAAAACTACAACAGGAATAACTATTAATAGTAGTGTTAATATTGTTGTGTTGGTTCCGTTTAGTAATACATCAGTACCACAAAACAATACAATTGTTGTTAGTGGACCATATGGCGCTACTGCTAGTTCGACAACGTTTACTTATAATCCATTACAGACATCTGCGGCACCACCAACAGTTGCGCCAAACGTATTACCAAATAGTAATACACAACCACAACAAACAGGACCTGTAACTATGACAGGTATTACCAAAACAAGTACTGTCAATACTCCTGGTTATACTAAGATTGGAATTAACCCATTAATATTAGTTAATTGGGAAATATCAAGTTACCCTCTATCACCATACTTAAGTTATGACGTGGTTAAAGAGACTGTTTCATCAAACAATACCTTAGTTAGAAAGATTATTAATCAAGGAGTTGTTAGTTTAGGTGATAAATATACTAATGCTGCATTCTCTGAGTTTTATATTGAAGACGCTGATGTTATTTATGAAATTGATAATGATGGAGTAACAATACCAACAGACTGTGAAATAAATTACAAAATTAAAATATTGGCAAATACAATACTTCCAACTACTCCCCCAACTCAAACAGTCACTCAATGGTTCTCTAATCTAATCATCATACCATAAATTTAACAAATAACGATATATTTATATAGAAACATAATTATGGATATTAAATCAGCATTAGACAACTACCTTGGAAAATCTACAAGAATTTCTCAAGAAGATAACGGTGACGGAACTAAACAAGTTTGCGACTTAGATACAGGAGATTGTTATACTGTAAGAGAAAGAGACGGTCTTATTGAAAGAGCTGGACACCAAACAACTGCCAACAGAAGAGTTAGAGTTGAAACTGCTAACGGTGTTAAACAATTATTAAACGGTTAATAACATGAACATAGATAAGAAAATATTAAGTGAAATTCAAAGATACAATAGTATCAATAAATATATAATGGAACAGGCGGCAGAACCTGCACCTGATGATTTGGGAGCTTTAACTCCTGATGCTGGTGCAACACCTCCACCACCACCTGCAGAAGCAGGAGTAGTTCCTCCACCACCTCCTGGCGGTGAAGTATCTGCACCAAGTACAGAACCAACACCAATTGATGTTGACAGTGACCCCGACGTTGAAAAAATTGATGACGATGGAAAATCTGAAGAAAAAGATGAAGACGAAAGTGATGGTAGTGAAGAACTTGATATTACTGAGTTAGTGACTGCTCAAAAAGATACTCAATCAAAACAAGATGAATACTTTGAAAACTTATTTGGACAATTAGGTAAGTTGGAATCAAGATTAGGTGAAATGGATGCAATTATGAACAAGTTAAATGCTCTTGAAAACAAAATTGAGAAATACAGAGAAAAAACTCCACAGGAAAAATTAGAGTTAAGAAGTTATGACTCATACCCATTTAACCAAAAGTTATCACAATTCTTCGATGATAAGTCAGAAGAGATGGAAAAGACGGGAAAAAATGATTATGTTTTAACACCTGATGACGTGACCGACATCAATGTTAATGATATCAAGAATTCTTTCCAAAACAAATCAAATGGATTTGAAGACGAGTTTAATTACAGATAATTAACACAACAACAAAATGGAAGGTCACTCAAAAGGTGACCTTTTTTTATTTGACAAATTGATAAAACTAGACTATATTTGTAAAACAAATTAAACTTAATATATAAAAAACATGATGAGTTCATTAGACGCCGTATTGGCACAGTACGAAAAAGCACAACAAGGGGGCGGGGCCCAAAGCAAAATGTCGCAAGACGAAAGAATGAAAAAGTATTTTGCTTGTATCCTTCTTGACAAAGAGAAATCAGGACAACGTAGAGTACGTATCCTACCTACACCAGATGGTTCTTCACCATTTAAAGAAGCATGGTACCACGAAATTCAAGTTGGTGGTCAGTGGAACAAATTCTATGACCCAGGAAAAAATGACAACGAACGTTCACCTTTGAATGAGGTTTACGAAGAGTTAATGTCTACGGGTAAAGAGTCAGACAAAGAATTGGCAAAACAATACAAATCTCGTAAATTCTACATCGTTAAGGTTATTGACCGTGACCACGAAGAAGATGGTGTAAAATTTTGGAGATTTAAACACAACTATAAGAATGATGGTATCTTGGATAAAATCATTCCGATTTGGAGAAACAAAGGTGATATCACTGACCCTGAAAAAGGACGTGACCTTGTTATCGAATTGACAAAATCTAAAACACCTGCAGGTAAAGAGTACACAAGTATTTCTACAATCATGTATGATGACCCAGCTCCTGTTCATGAAGACAAAGCTCAAGCTAACGCTTGGATTAATGACGAGATGACTTGGTTGGATGTATATTCTAAAAAACCTGTTGATTATCTTGAGGCAATTGCTCGTGGAGAAACTCCAAAATGGGATAGTGATAAAGGTGGGTATGTTTACTTAAATGATGTTGAATCGACTACATCTATTGGTGGTAAATCTGCACCGATTGTTGACCCACAGGCTAACGACGAGGTAGACACTGAATTACCATTCTAATTAAACTGAGCTTGGGTACTTGTTTAAACATAGTGTCCAAGCTCTTTTCTTTTATAAAAAAATAACACATGGAAAATAGAATAGGAAAAAGAATGTTTGAATCTCTTGTATTGAAATACGAGAGTGAAGTTGCTGAAGCTGAGGCAACATTAATGGTTTATATGGAAAACGCAGTAGGGATTGGAGAACATCCACAACATTTTGAAGAAATGGATAACTTTGTTGAAAAACTAACAAATGCTTCAGATAAACTTATTGCTCTAAAAGAATTTTATTCAAGACATTATGGCAATTAAGAAGAACGATTTTAGTTCGGTAAAGAAAAAATTCTCTACTTCAGCTAAGTACAAACCACAAAGATTTTTTGATTTAGGTTCCGACTTCTTGGATGCGGTTGGACTGCCAGGTCCGGCAATTGGACACTTAAATATGTTCTTGGGTCACTCTGATACAGGAAAAACAACTGCGTTAGTTAAAGCTGCCGTTGATGCCCAAAAGAAAGGTATTCTACCTGTATTCATCATTACCGAACAAAAATGGTCTTTTGAACACGCAAAACTTATGGGTTTTGAATGTGAAGAAGTTGTTGATGAAGAATCGGGAGAAGTTGATTGGGACGGATTTTACATCTTTAACAATAACTTTAACTACATTGAACAAATTACTGACTACATTAATAGTTTGTTAGATGCACAAGAAAAAGGTGAATTGGGTTATAGTTTATTATTCTTGTGGGATTCAGTTGGTTCAGTACCTTGTAAAATGACATTTGATGGTAAAGGTGGTAAACAACACAACGCATCTGTATTGGCAGATAAGATTGGTATGGGTATCAACCAACGTATTTCAGGTTCACGTAAGTCTGATTCAAAATACGAAAACACTTTGGTTATTGTTAATCAGCCTTGGGTTGAATTACCTGACAATCCATTTGGTCAGCCAAAGATTAAAGCAAAAGGTGGTGAGGCTATTTGGTTAAACTCATCTTTGGTATTCTTATTTGGTAATCAAAAAGGTGCGGGAACAAACAAGATTACTGCAACAAAAGACAAAAGAAGTGTTAAGTTTGCAATCAGAACAAAAGTATCTGTAATGAAAAATCACATCAATGGATTGGGTTATGAAGACGGAAAAATTATTGTGACACCACACGGATTCTTGGCAGGTAAAGAAGCGGCTGAAGAGAAAGTTTCGATTGAAAACTACAAGAAAGAATATGCGGAATATTGGAAAGATATTCTTGGGGTTAGTTCAATTGATTTTGAACTAAAAGAAGAAAAGGAAGATTGAGTTATTGTTTAACAATTTAAATCACAAATGTGATTAAGACATTATTAGTAGACGGAGATAATTTATTTAAGATAGGATTCCACGGAGCAAAAGACGTGTTTAACGACGGAGCTCATGTGGGCGGAGTATTTCACTTTGTGAGTGTACTCCGCAAATTCCTTGAAGAACACAACCATGATAAGGTTGTTGTGTTTTGGGATGGTGATTCTAATTCATCCATCAGAAAATCCATATACCCTCAGTATAAGGCGAACAGACGACAAGACGATATGAATGAGTACAAGTACGAATCGTATTTGTATCAGAAGTCTCGTATCAAACAATATCTTGAAGAAATATTTGTAAGACAGGTTGAAATGCATGACAATGAAGCTGATGACCTCATTGCTTATTATTGTAAGATATCTAAAGACGAAAAGATTATCATTTTTTCGGCAGATAAAGACCTCACACAGCTTATCTCGGCTGATGTGACAATCTATTCACCTATCACAAAACAATACTTTAAAAACGGAGATATGATATCACTTAACAAAGTGAACATACCTCATTACAATGTATTGTTGACAAAGATATTCACGGGGGATAAATCAGATAATATTGAAGGTATTCAAGGACTTGGAGAAAAAACTTTAGTTAAGTTTTTCCCTCAGGTGCAGGAGAAACCATGCACTATGGAAGAAATCTTGGATTATGCACGAAATATCCCGCAAGACAAACCTTCAAAAACATTTACAAATCTTTTGACTGGTAAAACAAAATCAACTATACTTGGTGAAGAGTTTTATACAACAAACAAAAAGATAGTCGACCTTACAAACCCTTTAATTACTGCCGATGGAAAAGAATTAGTTGAACAAATTTTAACCGACACTATAGACCCTACAGATAGGGGGTATAAAAACTTAATGAGAATGATGATGGAAGATGGTCTCTTTAAGTATCTACCCAAGAACGATGAAGATTGGGTTAACTTCCTCACACCATTTATGAAATTAACAAGAAAAGAAAAAAGAAATACAAACAAAAATTAATTATGAAAGAGCAAGACAGCACCAAAATGGAATTCTTATTGACGTTGAACGATAACATCGTTGTTCAAAGATTCTTTAATGTTAGAGGGTATAACCCCAAGGCAAAAAACTCCTTGGAATTATATTACTTTATTCGACAATTTAAAGATGAGATTGAGTACTACTTGAAAATGAAAACAGTTGTTTATATGATGGATAACATGGATGCGATTTCAAGTGACCCGTCAATTATGGACACATCACTTACTGAAGGTAGTGAACAATTCAACATTTACATTAAAATCGGAGAACAGACAATTTGTCATAGATATTTTGATGGAAAAGTTTTTCCTCCAAAAGTTCGTTATACCGTTGATGTACGACCATTTTTAAAAAACACTTTAAGAGAATTAACTGACATTTTTTCCGAACAAAAATTAAGTTTAGAATATTTGGACTTTGACCTAAACAAGTGAATATTTACTAAAACAGACGAACGAAACACTACAATATGAACAAGAACTTTGACTACTTAGGGAATACATTTCAAATACAACTTTTAAACCAACTTATCGTGGATAAAGGATTTTCAACATCTATTATGGATGTAATTGAGAGTACTTATTTTGATAACAAATACTTCAAGATTATCTTGCAAATGACCAAGGAGTACCACGCCAAATACCAATCTACCCCTAACTTCGATACTCTTGAACAAATTGTAAAATCTGAAATTTCACAAGAATTAGTTGCAAAAATTGTCCTTGACACCATCAAGCAAGTAAAAGACGCTCCATTTGAAGGAACACAGTTTGTTCAAGAAAAAGCGTTAAAGTTCTGTAAACAACAAGAACTTCAAAAGGCAATGGACAAAGCCCAAAAAATTATTACCGAGGGTGACTTTGAATCTTATGATAAGGTTGAAGGTTTGGTACGTGAGGCTCTTCAGGTTGGGGAAAAGGACACAGGTACAACTGATGTCTTTTCTAACCTTGACACAGTACTTGACGAGGATTTTAGACACCCAATTCCATTAGGAATACCAGGTATTGACAGATTACTTAAAGGTGGTTTGGCAAGAGGAGAAATTGGTGTTATCTTAGCGCCAACAGGTGTCGGTAAAACTACCATCCTAACAAAGATTGCGAACACTGCGTTTAATCTTGGATATAATGTTCTTCAAATCTTTTTTGAGGACAACCCAAAGATTGTACAACGTAAACACTTCACACTTTGGACAGGTATTGAACCCGACAACTTGGTAAAACACAAAGAAGAGGTTATGGCTAAACTTACAGAAATCAAAGAAACAATGAAGAACGAGTTAATTATGAAAAAACTTCCTTCAGATTCTATGACTATGAATCAAATTAAAAACCAAATCAGAAAAATGATTGCTGATGGGACAAAGATTGACTTGGTTCTTTTGGACTATATTGATTGTGTGGTTCCTGAAAGCTCAAGTAAAGATGAATGGAAAGCTGAGGGTTCAGTAATGAGAGGTTTCGAGTCAATGTGTCACGAACTATCGTTAGTTGGATGGACAGCAACACAGGGTAATAGAAGCTCTATATCTTCTGAGGTTGTTACCACCGACCAAATGGGTGGTTCTATTAAGAAAGCACAAGTTGGACACGTTATCATTACCGTGGCTAAAACTTTACAACAAAAAGAAATGAATTTAGCAACAATTGCGATTACCAAATCACGTATTGGTAAAGATGGGGTAGTGTTTGAGAACTGTAAGTTCAACAACGAACTACTTGAAATCGATACAGAGTCATCTGTAACGTTCTTAGGTTTTGGGGAACAACAAGAAGAAAGAAAACGTGACAGAGTTAAAGAACTCTTAGAAAAGAGAAAACAAAGAGAACAAAAACAATAATATAAATTAAAATAAACAAGAATTATGGACGCATCACAAAAAATATTGTCAGACTTAACCGTTTACATGAAGTACGCTAAATTCGTACCTGAAATAAACAGACGAGAAACGTGGGAGGAATTGGTAACCCGTAATATGAACATGCATATTAAAAAATACCCATCTCTAAAAAATGAGATTAAAGAAGTATACAAAATGGTATATGATAAAAAGGTATTGCCTTCAATGAGGTCAATGCAATTTGGTGGTAAACCAATTGAGATTTCTCCAAACAGAATCTACAACTGCGCTTACTTACCTATTGACCACTTGGATGCATTTGCCGAGTCAATGTTCCTATTATTAGGTGGTACAGGTGTTGGGTATTCAGTTCAAAAACATCATGTTGAAAAATTACCTGAGATTAGAAAACCAAAATCAAATAGGTCAAGACGATTCTTAATCGGAGACTCTATTGAGGGATGGGCAGACGCAATTAAAGTATTGTTCAAATCTTATTTTGGAGAACAGTTATCAACACCTGAATTTGATTTTTCTGACATCAGACCAAAAGGAGCTCAACTTGTGACATCAGGTGGTAAAGCACCAGGTCCTCAACCTTTGAAAGATTGTATACATAAATTAAAAGGTATGTTGGACTCAAAAGAAGACGGTGAAAAATTAACACCAATTGAAGTTCATGATATGGTTTGTCATATTGCGGACGCTGTGTTGGCTGGTGGTATCCGTAGAGCGGCGCTTATATCTTTATTTAGTGCTGACGACAACGAAATGATTTCTTGTAAATCAGGTTCTTGGTGGGAAAAAAATCCACAAAGAGGTAGAGCGAACAACTCAGCGGCACTTGTTAGACACAAGATTACAAAAGAATTCTTTATGGATTTATGGAAACGTGTTGAAGCGTCAGGAGCAGGTGAACCTGGTATCTATTTTACAAACGATAAAGATTGGGGAACAAACCCATGTTGCGAAATTGCATTGAGACCAAACCAATTCTGTAACTTATGTGAGGTAAATGTTTCTGACATTGAATCACAAGAAGACTTAAATGCTCGTGTTAAAGCAGCGGCGTTCATCGGAACACTTCAAGCGGGTTACACTGACTTCCATTACTTGAGAGACATTTGGAGAAGAACAACTGAGAAAGATGCGTTGATTGGTGTATCTATGACAGGTATTGGTTCAGGTGTAGTTTTAGGATATAATATGAAAGAAGCTGCGAAAGCGGTTAAAGAAGAAAATACAAGAGTTGCTGAATTGATTGGTATTAACAAATCGGCTCGTATGACAACTGTAAAACCTGCGGGAACAACTTCATTGACGTTGGGAACATCATCAGGTATTCACGCTTGGCACAACGACTACTACATCCGTAGAGTACGTGTTGGTAAGAATGAGGCAATCTACAATTACTTGGTGACAAATCACCCTGAATTAGTTGAAGATGAATTCTTCCGTCCACATGACACAGCGGTTATTTCGGTTCCACAAAAAGCACCTGAAGGAGCAATTTTGAGAACTGAAAGTCCTTTCCAATTGTTAGAACGTGTTAAGAAAATTACACAAGAGTGGGTTAGACCTGGTCACAGAACTGGTTCAAACAGTCACAACGTATCTGCAACTATCAGTTTAAAGGCTGAAGATTGGGAATTGGCGGGAGATTGGATGTGGGAAAACAGAGATTTCTATAATGGATTATCTGTATTACCTTATGATGGTGGTAGTTATATTCAAGCACCATTTGAAGATTGTACTGAAGAAGAATTTGAAAGATTATTTGCAAAACTTCACTCAATTGATTTAAGTAAAGTTATTGAGTTACAAGATAACACTGATTTGAGCGGCGAGTTAGCTTGTGCTGGTGGAGCTTGTGAGATTAAATAATACACATACAAATATTGATGAATCAAACAAGGGGGAAGATATTCCCCCTTTTGACTTTTATATTGAAAACGGAAAATATGTTTTTACAAAACATTATCATTTAAAAAGAGGTAGTTGTTGTGGTAATCAATGTCGTCATTGTCCTTATTTTCCTGCTCACAAAAAAGGAAATACTACTATATTTATAAACAATGGCTAATGGTGTTACATATGGTATAAATTTTCCCTTTAGAGATTCTTTAAGGGGGGATTACTTACAATTAACGGAATTAGAGTCGCAAGAAATTAAAGCTGACTTGATGTTGTTATTGTTGACAAGAAAGGGTTCAAGATATTATTTACCACAATTTGGTACAAGATTATACGAATTTCTTTTTGAGCCTTTTGATGGAATTACCTTTGATGCTATCGAATCTGACATCAGAGATGCTATTGAAACTTTTATGCCAAACTTATTGGTTAATAGTTTAAGTATTACACCAGCTGACCTACAGGAAGAAGTAGATATTGCCACAGGTCAAAACGTTGCAGGCACAAGTGAATCATCAATTTACCGATTCCCAGGTAAAGGTACTTCAGAGTACACAGCAAAAATAAGATTAGATTACTCAACAAATGGTTCGACATATGCTCAGAGTGATTTTGTAATTATAAATATTTAATACAAATGGCAAATAATAGAATATCATACGCATCTAGGGATTATCAGTCAATCAGGACCGAGCTCTTGAATTATACTAAAACTTACTACCCTGATTTAATTCAAGACTTTAACGATGCTTCGGTATTCTCCGTATTCATTGATTTAAATGCCGCAATTGCAGACAACTTACATTATAACATTGACCGAAGTATTCAGGAAACCGTTTTACAATATGCACAACAAAGGTCATCAATTTATAACATTGCCAGAACCTACGGTTTAAAATTGCCGGGACAAAGACCATCAGTTGCTTTAGTTGATTTCTCAATTACTGTTCCTGCCTTTGGGGATAAAGAAGATGAAAGATATCTTGGAACATTATCAAGAGGTTCACAAGTTGTTGGGGCTGGAGTTGTATTTGAAAATGTTTACGACATTGATTTTGCTTCACCATATAATTCTCAAGGTTTCCCTAATAGATTAAAAATACCAAACTTTAACTCAAACAATGTTTTAGTTAATTATACCATTACAAAACGAGAAATTGTTGTAAATGGTATTACAAAGGTGTTTAAAAAAGTTGTCGGAGCAAATGATGTTAAACCGTTCTTTGAGATATTTTTACCTGAAAAAAATGTATTAGGTATTACAAGTGTATTATTAAAGAATGGTACACAATATACAAACATACCAACAACTGCGGAGTTTTTAGGTTTAGACAATAGATGGTACGAAGTGGATGCCTTAGCTGAAGATAGAGTTTTTATTGAAGACCCTGCAAAAGTTTCTGACCAACCTGGTATTAAAGTTGGTAAATACATTCAAACTCAAGATAGATTTATTACCGAATATACTCCTGAAGGGTTTAAGAAAATGACATTTGGTGGTGGTACCAATACGGCTCAAGACCAATTGAATCAGTTCACAACTTTAGGTACAACATTAGAACTTCAAAAATATTCTAACAATTTTTCATTAGGTTCAACATTAACACCAAACTCAACATTATTCATTCAATATAGAGTTGGCGGTGGATTAGCAACAAACTTAGGAACAAACGTAATCAATCAAATTGGTACTGTTTCATTCTTTGTTAATGGACCATCTGAGACAACAAACTCAGCGGTAGTTAATTCATTAAGATGTGTTAACGTAACTGCAGCGGTAGGTGGAGCGGGTATTCCATCATTAGAGGAAATTAGAAATTATGTTTCATTTAACTTTTCAGCCCAAAAGAGAGCCGTTACAGTACAAGATTATGAATCAATTATTAGAAACATGCCAGCTCAGTTTGGAGCACCTGCAAAAGTATCTATAACAGAAAATGACAACAAGATTTTAATTCAAATATTATCTTATGATACTTCGGGTAAATTAACCAATATTGTTTCAAACACTTTAAGACAAAATATTGCAAATTATTTATCAAACTATCGAATGATGAATGATTACATTTCAATATTCAGCGCTGAGGTTATTGACTTAAGTATTGACGTTGCAATTGTTTTAGATTCGGCTCAAAACTCAGGACAAGTTATTTCA